TCCGGAGGGGAAAAAGGTTATGCTTTTCGGGTAGCAGAAAACGGCTATACAGATGGTACACGCGGCTTTATGATTGACGGGGCATTGCCTTATTGGAATATCTGGAGTCCTGATAGTCCTGGGCGCTTCTTCATTGATATTGATCAGCGCATCAAACTTAGAATGAAATTTGATGCAGGTAATTCGGCCAATCCTTATTATCGTGCATCACTCGGATATTTTGCCGGTTACGATACCAATGCGGAAGCTCCTTTTGTTAATTGTACAAATGCAGCCAATGGAGTAATTGACTATTATCCGTCTTTTTCCCTGAGATTGGTATTTCTTGTTACTTGTTCAGGGATAAATTGGAAATCAGTGCAGGGATATATTGATCATTTCTATATCAAGGTAATTGGGACATTTGCATTAGGCGGATCGGAAAATGAAATAGCATTGATTGAAAGTCCGTCATACGTGAATACGGATGGTACAACAAGGTCCTATAACCAGCAATATGAATTAAAAAATCTCGGCAGCACGTATCAATATCTCCGTTTTGAGATGTATGTCGGATATACTGATACCGGAGGAGAAAAAATGCTTTTTAAAGTCCCTTATATAGAGTCACAGACAGTGAGGTTGAATCAACGAAAAGAAGGGCTTAGTCCTGGTAATTTCCTATGGTTCTACATATACAATCCCAATTCTTCATCCGGGGGGTATGAAAACGTAGCGATACCGGATTATGAAACGAAAATTCCGGTATCAAACAAAGAAATAGAGTTTCAGCCCAATTCAGGGACTCCGTATGATGGTCGATATGTTTTGAAATTCAGTGCAAAGATAGTTGGTGACTATTATACGGAAATACCGGGATATGGTACCGTTGATATACATGGTTACTATGATGTCCTTGCAAAGGGCTTTATATACAAAAAATCAGGTGGAGAGGTTAATGTAGACTATGAATCTCTTGGACAAATTTACCTGGATACAAACTCAGAATATAATAATTTTCAGTTGCAGATTCCAACAGAATGGGCAAGCAATAAATTAGATTCTGGAACATTACATTTTTTCATTAGAATGAAATCACAACCATAAAAATAATTGATATGAAACAGATTAGCAACAAAAGAACAATTGCAGACGTGATCTATGACGGTGAACAGATCACTTTGAAAGGACAAGTAGAAATAGACTCTAACACAGGTCAGGTTAAGTCAGTAAATGGCGATGTCAGATTGAAAGACGGTGTAACGTACATCGGTAATTTTTCGATGCTTGGTATCAACATCAACGACATCTCATATGTCAAATACCGGACCGATACCTCAGAACTGGTGGACGAAATGGTACAGGCCATCAACAATAAAACAATTGAGGAGGCTTGACTATGAAAGCTATTGAAGCTGTAGAACTATTTGCCGTGCTGAAGGACCTGAAGCTTTCGGGCGTGGATTCTTCTGATCGCTTAAAAGTGATCAGAAATCTTCGTGCTCTTAGGGAAGTGACCGATAAGTATAATGCGGACTTGGATCTCGCAAAAGAACGTCTCAAACCGGACGGATTTGATAATCTCATAATGAAGATGCTTGAAAGCAATGAGGCCGTTGCAGCCGGTGGTAGCCGTACAGTATCGGATTTGGAGGTTGCGTCATTTAACAAGCAAAATGAACAGTTTAACCGGGATTTGAAAGCAGTTCAAACAGGTACCTACAATAAGGATGAAGGATGCTTTGAAGGCGGTATGAATAGTGAACCGGTAGATGTGAAAATCGAATCTCTCACGGAGCTTGCATTTGACAAGCTCGTTGATGCCAATAAGGATGTGCCGGCAGGCGCATTAGCAGTATTGTTCGATAAAATGGTAAAGTGATGGAATTACAGGATTTGACATTTAATAAAGAAGGTGACCTGTACGTTTGCGAGTTCGAGGCAACAGGACCGTTTAATATCAAAATAACCCGTACAAATGTATCGGGAGCTTATGGAGCATTGAGCGTTCAGCAGTCGTTGACGGGAGAGGATTATGTCTCCATTCCGCTGCCTCCGGCATGGCCTCTTATGGCCAATCTGGATTTTGAGATACCGAACGTCCCTGCCGGTATGCACATCCGAATTGAGAGCGGGGCAGAAGTGACATTGGCTAAAATAGCATATCAGTCATGATCGGACTTAACAAAATAGGGCTTAACCAGGTGCAGCTAAATAGGCTGCGCCTGAATGCTCCATTCCCTGCATACGGGAAAATGGCCGGTGGTGGCGGTTCCGGCGACGGCTTCCCGCAACTTCCGGGTGATGTTACTCGTTGGCATTTCGGCGGCCTGACGAACGAGATGATGGCGGCTATGGACGATCCGAGGATCGAGGATGCGGACCATAAAGGTCGGTTCTTATCCTTCAAGAATTTCGCTTGGAAGGAGGGTTCGGGTATTAGTGATGTTTATCCCGGTGCACTCGTCTTTGATGGTGTAGACGATCGCGGTACCTGTGATAACTTCCCTGTTCTGACTAAGGAAAAGGGATATACGGTTGTAGCGTTGAGACAGTGGGATCAGGATTTCTTGAATACAACTTTGACAGGAGGACTGTTGTCAACTAGGAATTATTCCACAGGAGAAGGTGTAGCATTTGAAAAAATAGAATCCTCAAATAAGGGTTATTGGAATTTAGGTGCTGGAGGTATCATAGATTTTGCAAAATCACCATTTACATGGCAAACATCAAAACAATATAATAATGTTGGTATTTTAAAAGGTGACAAAAATCATGGAAAACCATTATGTGTAGGATGTGGATTGTCTGGAGGCCAACAGTGTGGTAGATTTGCTATCTGGGAACTTGTATTTCTCGACCACGATGCCACCGAAGAAGAACTGACCAAGATCAAAGACTACTTCGTCAAAACCTATCCCTGGCTCTTCCCCGACCAGGCATGGACAGTGGTAGGCAAAACCAACGAGGACGAAGATCGTGCTACTATTGCCAACATTACGGGCAATGGTAATGATCTTGTCTGTCTAAATTTGGGTTTTATTGAAGGGAGCGGGTACAATGAAGAAGGTGAATATGCTGGCTATCTGGTTACTGATGGGGTGGATGATAAGATAACTTCGTCTACATTTGAAATGGGTAATGATTGGACTGTAATAGGAGATTGGGAGCTTATAAATACAGGGAAAAATGACAATGCTGGTATTGTAAAATTTGATAGTATAGTCATTTATAATTATAATCCAATACTTATTAACATAAAAAATGGTAGAAATAATTTGATTCCCGATCAAAATACCGTTAATGCAATTTGTTCTGATGGCAGGATTTATTCAAAAGACTGGAAAGAATCTATTTATAATGAAGAAACGGAATCTACCAGTAAAAATCTCTTAACTATAGGATATTCAGGTAACAGTTATACTAAAATTGCTTTCAAAAACTTAGCGATTTATCCTACAGTCCTTTCCAAGGAAGATTGTATAAAAGCATATAATTATTTACAAACATTAAAAGCAAAATGACATGAAATACGCAATTGTAAACATCGTATGGGCAAAGTCCCACGGAATAGAAGTCCTACCGGAAATGAGGACAAGCACGGATCAGAGCAAGGTAATCTTGCATGAAGAGTTTATATCACCTTTCGGCGACGAGGAATTTCCGAAATATGAATCTACGGACCCGGAGTTTATAGATCTGCTGGCAAGCGAAGAATGGGCTTTGCCGGAAGGTGTAGAGATTAACAGGGAATTTAGCCGGTTACTGGCCCTTGACCAAATGGACAAGGAGGCTACCGAAAAGATCAATACATACGGCTTAACGGCATCCGAAGCATTACGAGTTAAGAACCGGCACCCGATATGGAAGGTTGGAATTGATGTTAACAAGGGAGATCGATATCAGGAAGGTGACAAACTATATGAATGCGACCTGGCTCACAGAACACAAGAAGACTGGCGTCCAGGACAAGGGGCACATTCGCTGTGGCACGAAGTGACGGAAGAACATACCGGTACTATTGAAGATCCGATACCCTATAACGAAAATCACGATCCCTTATTTGCTGGTATGATCCTCGAAAGCGGCAAATATTACAAGCAGGATAATGTAACCTATAAGTGTACACGGGATAGCGGAATAGCCTTGGTACAGGACTTATCCGCGTTGGTTGGCCACTACGTAGAAGTTGCCCTGTAGATAAGTTTATTCCGCCTTTTGTGCCGGGCGGCATCTAAATTCGACACGTACTTTAATGACAAGTTATTATGATTTGGTTAATAGTTATTTCTATGTTGATTATTGCGGCCTATACGACCGCAGTATGCGTTAAGCAGAAGGGTGTACCTTATTCGATAAGCGCCACGTTCTATGCGATAGAACATAAAGGATGGTTCCGCTTCACAATGTGGGCTTGTCCTATGGTGTTAATGCCAGCAATCTTGGAAGTCAGTAAGCCGGGGACGGAGTTTCTCGCTTACCTGGCGTTGGCCGGGATGATCGTTGTTGGGTGTTTCCCTGATTACAAGGCAGACAAGTTCCAGTACCGGGGACATATAGCCGGTGCAATGATGGCAATATTATTCTCTCAGACTTGGGCGGCTTTAAACTTCTGGCCTATGCTGCTCGCTTGGCTTCCATATGTTGGCTATACCGCACTAAACATGGCTAAGCAAGAAGAAGGAACATTCAAGGATAAATATATAGAAACGAAGCCTATGTTCTGGATTGAAATATTCTCATTTGGGGTGATATACCTAATATGTCTCATGCTTAGAATTTAAAATAAATCCGCCTCCAGACTATCACAGACAGGAGGCGGCGTGTCGAACAGATTACCTATTTGGCAACCATTAATGGTACAAAGGTAATAATTCAAATCAAAAATGTATGGGTACATCTGTTAAAGTAGTGACGTTATCGGCATTCTATATGGAATTTTATGCTTTGATGTGGGATATGAGATGGTTGATGTTGTTGTCGCTTGTGTTGGTCGTAGCAGATCTGTGGTACGGGATTAGCAAGGCAAGAAGACGCAAAGAAGAAGTCCGTATTAGCCGGGCAATCCGTCGAACACTGATCAAGATCGGTGATTATATATGTGTGATAATACTCGCTGCGGTCTTGGGCAAAGCGATTGGGCAACCACTCGGTATAGATTATAGCATAATGGCTGTATGCTGCATGTGTCTTGCTTGTTACTGCGAGCTTGAAAGCGTCATCAGCAATTATTGCGAATGTAAAGGCATCCATTATCATATCAGTTTATGGAGTTTGGCAAAAGGACTTGTCGGTATTAAAAGCAAAGAATTGCAGGAAGTAATAGAAAACAGTATCATAGAAGAGAATAAAAAAAATGAAAAAGATTGACACAATTATCATCCATTGCTCGGCCACGCATGCCGGACAGGATATCAAAGCTAAGGATATTGATCGTATGCACCGTGCACGCGGTTTCAGCCAGATTGGCTATAACTATGTAATCGACTTGGACGGAACTGTAGAAACCGGTCGGCCACTCACGATCGCAGGGGCACATTGTATCGGTTACAATGATCATA